ATTGATACCTATAAGCGTGAAGTTGATGAACTTGTGCCGCATACGGAACGTATGGACTGGGCAAGCCTTCGTAGTAGCCTTAAGGAACATGGCATCCGTAATTCAACTCTCATGGCACTTATGCCAGCAGAAACCTCTGCACAGGTGGCAAATGCTACAAACGGTATTGAGCCACCTCGTTCGCTTATTTCTGTTAAGCAAAGCAAGCACGGCGTGTTAAAACAAGTTGTTCCAGAATTTCGTAAGTTAAAGAACAAGTATGAACTACTGTGGGATCAACGTTCACCAGAAGGTTATTTGAAATTAGTAGCTGTGTTGCAGAAGTATATTGACCAAAGTATTTCTACTAACACTTCATATAATCCAACATTTTATGAAGATGAAAAGATTCCAATGAGTGTTATGATTGGTCATTTGTTACTTTGCTATAAGTATGGTATTAAAACCCTATATTATTTCAATACAAATGATAGTCAAGGCGAGATTGATATTAATAAGTTAGCACAAGAACAGCCATTGAATGTTACATTAGCAACTCTTGATGATCAGGACTCATGCGAAAGTTGCACTATCTAAAATAGTATGATATAATAATAAAAAAGGTAAAATGATGAGCACAGTATTTGATGCAAAAGATAAAAGCGACCATACAAAATCTCTAGCGTTTCTTGATCCACATGGCGGCGTTAGTATCCAACGATATGATACCTTAAAATATAAACAATTTGATAAACTTACAGATCGCCAACTAGGATTTTTTTGGCGTCCTGAAGAAATTGATATTCTGCGTGATGCTAAAGACTTTAAGGACTTGACACCTAACGAACAACATATCTTTACAAGTAATCTAAAACGACAGATTCTACTTGACAGCGTTCAAGGCCGTGCGCCAGCAGTGGCGTTCGGTCCTATCTGTTCTCTACCAGAATTGGAAACTTGGATTACGACATGGACATTTAGTGAAACTATTCACTCTCGTTCATATACTCACATCATTCGTAATGTGTATGCCAATCCAAGTAAAATCTTTGATGAGATGATGGACATTCAAGAGATTGTTGACTGTGCTGGTGATATTACTGCACTGTATGATAAGTTAATTGAAATGAATAACAATCATGCTCTTGCACAACAAACTAATTCATATGAACATAAGAAAGCACTTTGGCTTGCACTTATGAGCGTGAATATTCTTGAAGGTGTTCGTTTCTATGTTTCATTTGCTTGCAGTTGGGCATTTGCTGAATTGAAGAAAATGGAAGGCAATGCCAAGATTATTAAACTAATTGCTCGTGATGAAAATCTTCATCTTGCTGGCACACAAACACTGCTAAAACTTCTTCCAAAAGATGATCCTGATTATGCGCAGATTGAAATAGAATGCCGTGAAGATGCTATCAAGTTGTTTGATGATGCGGTTCGCCAAGAAAAGGCTTGGGCGCAATATTTGTTTAAGGATGGCAGTATGATTGGTCTTAACTATCAACTACTTGCTGAATATGTTGAGTTTATTGCTAATAAGCGTATGCAAGCAGTTGGTCTTGGACAGCCATATGCAACAAAAACAAACCCACTGCCTTGGACACAAAAGTGGATTGCTGGTGCAGAAGTTCAGGTGGCACCACAGGAAACAGAAATTTCTAGTTATATTCAAGGTGGCACCAAGCAAGATGTTGATAGCAACTCATTCTCTGGATTTAGTCTATGATTGAGAATTGGCGAGACTTGGTTGGCTATCAGAAAAATACCCGACATGTATATTATCTTGTCTACACACGTGACGACGAGGGAAAACCTTGTATTAGTATAGAAAAATCAAATGTTGCATGTGATCTCACGGAGCAAAAATTATGTGAGAAATTGGATGTGATCCTCACATCATTTCCCAAGAGCAATATGAGCAAGGACAGAGCAGCTAATCAAATAGCTAGGCAAAGTCGTCGTGGTATTGCCAAGACAGAATACAAACGCAGCATCTTCTATCGTGGTTCTGCTAGTGATGCTGCAGTGATTGTGATAGAACGCAATGGTAAATTTGGTATCTTCAAGCATCCCAACTTTGACCAATATGGATTCACTTTATAAAAGGAAACAAAATGATAACACTTTACACGAAGGATTCCTGCCCATATTGCGATGGAGCAAAGGCACTGCTTAAAAGTTGGGGCGAAGAATATACAGAAGTTCATATCAACGATGAGGGTGTCCGTGATTGGTTAGTAACCGAAGGTCACAAAACTGTGCCGCAAATTTATTATAATGGTAAAATTTTAGTAGAGGGTGGTTATACTGGACTAAGTAAACTGTCGCTCAACGAATTACAGGAAAGAAAGAATGCTAATCTCTAAAACTGATAAGAATACTGTCTATACATTTAAGACTGTCACTGGCGAAGAAATCATTAGTCGTGTAAGTGAAAGTGATGCCACTACTTACACGCTGTTAAAACCACTGGTTATGATTGTTACTCCACAGGGTGGATTTGGATTGGCACCAGCAATCTATAGTGTTGGACCATCAGATACGATTGTGTTAAATAAGAGAGCAGTTGTTCTTTCTGGTAAGACCGAAAGCGACATTGCCACTCAGTATCTGCAGAAAACTACAGGACTGACGTTGGCTACTGCCTAAAGGGAGAGTCAATAATGCCTATTCCAGCAAAATTTGGAACATTTGATAGCGGCGGTGGTGTATCATTTCAAGGTGATCCTACTGTTATCGTAAATGGCAGACCATCAAGTCGATTTGGTGATATGGTCACTCCTCACCCACATTTACATCCTGCAAATCCTATTGTATTGGGCAGTGCTAGTGTTCTTGTAGGATTAAAACCACAGGGATTCTTGGGCAGTCCCAATGCTTGTCGTCACGTTATGTTGCCAGTTGAAGCAGATGTACTAGTAGGTTTGGCCTAATGACTGTTGGAAGTTTTCTTTCTGGCAGCGGAACTATCAGAACATTTGGCACAAATGCTAATGTTATTGGTAGTGGCACCACTTTTACAAATTATATGCCAGGCAGTATTATTGCTAATGTTAGCAATGTGTTTATTGGTTATGTTGCTTATGTAAGCAGCAATACCGCCATAACTTTGCGAACAACTGCTAACCTTGTCGTCAACGGCGCAAGTTACAAGGTAGCGGCATTCACACCAAATACCGTTGCTTATAGTTATAATTGTATCGGCAATATTACAGCAAGTAATATTACCAACATGGTATTTGGAAATAACACCGCATTTATTAGTAACTTAAAATATGGTGATTCAATCTATCAACCAAACTCTCTAACAAATAGTGCTAACTTATATCTTGGCACAGTAGAAATGGTTATAGATAACAATGTGATATTATTGAATAGTAACAGTGCTGCAAATGTATCTAACACTGTATTTTATAAACAATCTCCTGTAACTTATAGTACCACTCTTTATGGAACATCCTATAGCGATGTTAATACTAACCCTAAATTGCATCAAATTAACAGTAATTTATTTGCGTGGGCTACTAGTGGTTTAATACCAGGTGCAAGTTTTGTTCACAAATATCACCCACCAGTTCGTGATAGCGTAACTGGACAACTTGTTGACTTGCCAGCAAGTGTGTTTACAAATACAACCACTCGTGCAAACGTTTATCTTGATCCAAATCTTGCCCCAACTAAAACTACAAACGCATCATTATTAAATTCATATGTATATGGCAATGCTGGTTTAAATATTGCTGGCGATTTCTTTAGTGTTGGCGATTTTGATAGTGAACATCGTGCATTTGGTACAGATGCAACTAATGTTCGTAATAACTTATATAATGCTGATTTTATACAAAATCTTTCAGGCAGTGATGCACAGTCTTATGCTAACAACGCAAATGCAGTTATTGCCAACAGTAGAGTTCATCAATTTGCAACTGCTATAGGTGTAAACGTACCACGAGTTACAGATTACCATAACGATGCTAGCCAATACTTAAATCAAAAATCTGCGCTAGATATGCTAAAAGATAGTAATAATAATAACTTGGGCATCAACCAAGATCAAAGTTTGCGATTACCACCGCTAAAGTTAAAAAAACTCAGTGCAACAGGCGCACCTATTGCCATACCAGGTTTGTTAAATGCCAAGGTTGAAACCGATGAACCTGTTGATGCACCATTTACGCCTATAGTTTATAAAGTACAGAAGAACTAGGAATAATAATGTCAGGTTATAATGCAAATTTTGGTTCACAAGTTGATGCCGCCTTTCAAGCCAAAGGGTTACCTGTCGGTGCTGGTGCTGCACTACTTGGCGTTGAAAATCCAGGCGGTGATCCAAATGCTACCAGTAGTACAGGTATTAAAGGTCCACTGCAACAGACTCAAGGATTTATGGCACAATGGAATCCTGGTGGCAGCACATTAAATCCTAATGATAATATTACTGCTGCTAGTAACTTCTTTGCTGCACAGCAAGCCGCAGGTTATACCCCAGCCGAAGCCTATGTAATTTATCAACAAGGACCAGGTGGCGCACATGCACTCTTTAATGCTGATCCAAGTACGCCAATTAGTTCGTTATCACCCACTATTCAACGTAATTTGATAGTTAACGGATGTGATCCAAATGGAACAACAGGTGATGCACTTAATCATATTCAAGGTCAGTATGCTGGCGGTGCGGGCCTTGCTAAAGGTGCAGGATTAGATACAAGTGGAGTTCCAACATCCAATCGTACACCGCCAAAAGGCAACGGTGCAGTAGAGGGAACGAATAGCGGCGGAACTAGTTTTGGTGGCGCAGGTTGTGCTGCTGCTGGTTTATCACCTGCTGGTTTAATGGCAATGGCATCAGCGGCTGCTGGCGGTGCACTAGGAATGAATAGTATTCTTGATGCTGTTACAAAAGCAGTTGGTGCAAGTCCAATTACAGGTTTAATGTCTACCGTTATGAGTGGCGGTGGAAACATAGTTAATGCGGCACTAAATGCAGCAGGCGGCAGCATAAGCAATGTTATTGGTGGTGCTATTAGTAATTTTGCTGGCGGTGCTGGCGGACTTATTTCAAATGCACTCAATAGTATCAGTGGCGGTGCATTCCAAGCATTAAGTTCAATTGGTGCCAATATTCTGCCAAGTCTAACTGGTGTTTTGCCAGGTGGCATTAACGGTCTTGTCAATAGCGCCATTGTTGGCGGTTTACAAGGCGGCGTCAACGGTATGTTAAACGGCGTTGTAGGCAATGTTACGCAAGGCGTTGTTGGAAATCTTTTGGGTCCAATGAATGGTGTACTACAAAATAGTCCATTTCCAAATGCTATTCAACAATTTGGTGCCGCTGGCGGTCTTAATGGAATGATTCAAACCGTTGCACAAAATATGGTTGGCGGTGGTGCTGGAAATATAAACAACTTTGTTAATAATATTGGTATGGCAAGTGCTTATAGTGGCATTGCAAATAATGTTGTCGGAGCAACAGCCGAAGCCGTTGGTCTATCATTTGGTAATGGTGCTAATGGTCTTGGTGCTAATATCAGAAATAATAATGATCTTATAAGTTTTGGTCTAACATCGGTTACAAGAAATGTAAGCGGTGCTGCCAGTGATATGTTAGGTATTGGAAATATGGATACCACATCACTGTTACGCCTACAACAACCTGCCAACGTTGCTAATCAGATATTAAATGCTGGATTAGGTGGTGTAACTGGGCTAACTTCAAGTCTTGTTAGTGCAGGATTGCCTGTTGCTGGTATTGATAATCCGCTACACGATGCACCAGTTAAAGCCATACTTAATTCCATTACGGATGCCAATGCAGTTGGTGCGGTTAGTGCACATTTTAATATTACCAAACCGCTCGCACATCTTGGACAATTAACAGATTTCTCTCATATGTGTCCTAACCTAGCACAAAGTAGCCCAAGCCAAAGTTTCAGTGATCTTGGACAACAGTTTATTTCTCTGGGCATGACACGTGGTAAAACGTTTAACGACTATGGCACAGCATTTGCTAAAGTTGATCCTGGTCTTAACCTACAATATATCAGCCAAAATCCAACTCCTATTACTGCTACTGCAGCAAACAGTCTAATGCAAACATTTGGTTATGGTGGCGGAACACTTGGTGAAATTACAACTGCAGATTTTATTGGAACTGCTGGTGGTTATGTTCACAATGATACGCTGCCATATATCATTGACGCAAATACAGTAATTGCCGCAAGACCAGAAGGAGTAGAATTAACTCGTCGTATCGGTGTTCTGCAGTCACTAATCAGTGGCACTTACTATGTGCCAGGTTCACCTGCTGATTCAAACAGTGGTTCACCAGCAGTGTCAGATGCTATCATCGTTCCAGATTTAGGTTCATTTACTACACTTGATGCTGCTGTATTGGCAGCGGTAACTTATGTTGAAGCACAGTTAACTGTAATTAAGAATATTAATGATCCAACTATTCAGGCAATTATTCAAGCAGCAGAAACTGCGCATGCTGCAAGTTGTGCACAAATTTTAAAAGAAAATCATTTCATCTCAACTTATAACATGAACCTGTTTGAAACTAGTTCAAATACTCCTGTGACTGCTTATGTATTTGCCGCAGGTTTGCCTAGTGCTGGCAATGATAATGGCTATGGAAAAATTGGTCATTATATTGAACAAGTTGCCACTGATAACATTTATGGCGATAGCATCAAGGCTGCTATGCGTATGGGTCGCAATGCTGCTGCTCTAGAACCACTAGGTATTCAAACAGATAGATTTCAGTTGCCACATAGTCAATACTATCGTGATCCAATGGGTTTCTATATGGATGCCTACACAGGAAACCTACCGATTACGCCATCACAACTTGTAGATCAAATTATTCCACAAACTCCACAAGACTTGTATATTGAGTTGCGCAATCAAACGCTGATTGATAATGGTTATGATCCTGCAACAATGTTGCCAGCACAGGCAGATGAAAAATATTATGATTTACAGTGGGTATCAACGAGTCCGTCAGTTCTTGAAAACATTGGTCTTACAATGTTGCAAGAAGCCGTTAACCGCAATATTGTAGTAATTGGCAATAAATGTTATGTGGTTGGTCTTGACCGTAGCCAAAATCTATTTGCTACTATGGATCAAAATGGTTTGTTGTTAAACAACAACGAGGTATTTGTAGGAACTATGTTAAGTGTTCTTAACAAGATGCTTTATGGTAATATTGGAACTACCAAGTATGAAACGCCATTTTTTACTGACCAAATGGTATATGGTATGTTGGAAATGCTAGGTCAAATTACACCAAATAACATTGATGCACTTAAGCAGACACTGCTAGGTAGTGTGGCTCTTGGCGGATTCTTGGATAAATTACGTGGATTCTTTACCACAATCCTTAATAATACCAATACTGCAATGGATCGTAATCTTGTTAATGCTTGGGGTGGCAGTGGACCAGATGGTGATTATACTTCACCAAAGCGTCATTAATGTGCTTGACAAGTTATAACTTTAAGGCTATAAATAATATACCATGAAGATTAACGAGATTGTAGAAAGCATAACCGAAATGAGCATTGGGGCTGGTGGATTAGAATATGAAACCGCTGTGGTTAACTCTATTCAACAAGCAATACCACACTTTCAAGAACGTGTTAAATTTACTAATCTTAATTTTGCAACGGCTGGTTACAGTAGTGTAGGTATTGATCTTGAACTGCAAGTAAATGGTTCACCATTTAACATTGAAATTAAACAAAATTCAAATGCTCAAATGGGCAGCACAAGTGTGCGTTATGATGCCACAACAGACAATGCCGAGATTGTTAAACCAGGTGCTATTGATGAAGAAGCACAGCCATATTTTTTAGAGGCAGCACGTTCTAAAAAAGAACCTCTGCTAAACCTTGTCAAATTTTTAAGAGCACAAGAACCTATAGAATTACATAGTAGAATACCTGATATGTTTCCTATTGGCGCTTCAACAGACAGTGCGTGGGAAAGTGCTAAAAAAGCAGGATTGCTGCTTCCATTAAATTCAAAAGTGCGGTTTAAGGATGCTGGTATAATTACCAAAATGTATAATCTCAAAAACGTATTTTATATTCAAATTGGTGGTGCCGGATTATTTTACTTAAATC